GAAGAAATAAAGACTTTAAAAAATCAATGATATAATATGCCGTCATAGCTCAGTTGGTAGAGCAGTTGATTTGTAATCATCAGGTCCGCGGTTCGAGTCCGTGTGACGGCACCATTTTTCTAAAAGTGGTTGACATTCCAACAAAAATAACATATATTAATATGACAGTTGCGAATAACATCTATCTATAAGGAGTACTTCAATGCTTGATGCCGCTGAACTCATAGAACTCGCAGTCTTCGAAAGACATTATACGGATCTAGAGTGTAAGTATCAAAAGCAAGATACTCTTTATAACGATGAATCGGTAATTATCAACTATTTTAAAACACGTATAAACGACCTGAAAGAAAGGTCGAAGGATAATTGAATGCTTAAACTACAATATGAAGAGTTTGTAGCTCATATACACAAGACCGCTCGACGGTCTGATTGTAGTTATATGGAAGCAGTTATTGACTACGCACAGAAGAACGATATCGAAATAGAAGCTATTGCTGATATTATTCGTAAAAATCCTAATCTTAAATCTCGCATACAGGATGAAGCAGAAGACCTCTTCATGATGGAGAAGACTGCAAAATTGCCTGTATGAGTGTATATTCTACAAGAGACGCTTATGATGCGTATGTAACGTATCTGGCGTTACAGAGGCACTTTACCTCGTCGTATGATTACTTTAAGTACAACGGCAAGATAAATGCGTCACCACAATCTTTTGAAATAAGAAAGGATAAGTTTCAATTTTACAAGTTGTCAAAACATCCCGAATATAAGAATTATATTATCGCTAACATGGTAAACTCTGATAAAAAAATTTGGGTAGGAGACCTTCTCACCAATGAAAGCGATGATATATATAAGCAGTGGTCGAAGAAAATTCAATCACTATCCTATCACTTTAAACAGGAGATATCGAAACTGAATACAGACTTTGATTCTAATTTTAAAGTAGTAGATGGTCAGCACCCACCATTGTTAAACGAGGTTATTGCCAAGCGTTTTTCAATCGAAGCGTTGATCATACTTGATGATGTTCTAGATATTTTTAAGCATTGGAATAAGAAAATCGCTTTACAAATCATCTGGAGTGAAGTATACTCTAAGAGTATAAAATACAAACCGTTTCTACATTATGATAAGTCAGTAATGAGACAATCGTTACTGAACTGTTTTGGATAAATCGCAAATACAAAGGAAAATACAAATGAATACAACTTTCGCACAACTAAAATCACAAAAGAATTCTTTTGATAAACTCAATGCCCAGCTCCAGAAGCTAAGTGGCAATCAAACTCAGCAGCAATCATACGGCGATGATCGTCTCTGGAAAGCAGAGGTAGATAAAGCTGGTAATGGTTATGCTGTTCTCCGCTTCTTACCAGCACCAGAAGGCGAAGATATGCCTTTCGTTCGTCTTTGGGATCATGGATTCCAAGGACCTGGTGGTTGGTACATTGAGAACTCTCTTACATCAATCGGTCAGCAAGACCCAGTATCAGAGTATAACTCTCAACTCTGGAACTCTGGCGTTGAATCTGATAAAGAGATTGTACGTAAGCAAAAGCGTCGTCTGAAATACTTCTCTAACGTCTATGTTGTAAAAGACTCTGCTAATCCTTCTAACGAGGGTAAGGTGTTTCTTTTCCAGTATGGTAAGAAGATTTTTGACAAGCTAAATGAAGCAATGAACCCACAGTTCGAAGATGAAGATGCCGTCAACCCATTTGATTTCTGGGGCGGTGCAAACTTCAATCTGAAGATTCGTAATGTTGAAGGTTATCGTAACTATGACCGTTCAGACTTCTCTTCTCCTAGCCCATTGTCAGAAGATGACGAAGAGTTAGAGCGTATCTGGAAGTCTCAGCATTCCCTACAAGAACTCGTCGATCCTAAGAACTTCAAGTCCTACGATGAGCTAAAGACTAAACTTTACCGAGTCCTAGCACTTGATGGCGGTGTACACGCACCCAAAACTACCGCCGAGGAAGACGAGCCAGCGGTGATGGACTTCAAGCCTAAGTTCAAAGAAGCATCTGCTCCAGAACCGCAGCGTGAAGATTCATCACCGCCATGGTCAACCGATGACGATGATGACGACAGTTTGTCGTTCTTTAAGAAGTTAGCTGAAGATTAAGGCTGACTATAGAGTAAGGGTTAGACGCCAGAAATAGTCTCGTGGGGAGCCAACGGTTAGCTCCCCGTTTTATCATCCACCAAATGCGCTTTGAGCCCTATCGTATGGATCCAAACCAAATGATGTTGAACTATCATTATTAATAGTAACTGGACCGTTATAAACAGGACCACTAAATGTTCTTGCGTCTACAGGACTTACGCTATTAACGGTTGTACGCCCCAATTGTGATGTAATTTCGGATATGCTTCGAGATAATTTCCGTTGTTCTTCCATTTGTTGTTTCGGTATACCAAATTCCGGAGCTTGTCCAAATTTATCCACTTTGAATGCATCAAGTTTTGCTCTATGATATTCGCTCATGTTGAACATTCTATTGAGAAGATGCCTTTGTGGTAAATAATTTTCAGCGGGCATATCATCAGCACCAGTATATTCAACTTTCATTTTTCTATTAAAAGCCTCAGCGTCTATACTAGGCGCCATCTTTCTCAGTGCTGATAGATCAGCATCCATCTCCAACGCATTAGATAGTTGACTTTGCCATGTTTTAAGATCGGCTTGCTTTGCGTCTTTTTTAAAACCTAGACTGGTTAGTTGTCCTTTTATAGCCTGATCAATTCTGCTAAGTTGCCTATCAAGATATTCTTTTTGAAGGTCTTTATCTTCTATTTTCCCTGCTTGATCAAGAGCTTCATTAAATTTTTGAGTGCTTACTGCCATCAACTCAGATGAATTTTTTGTGCCGTCAACTGCTTGTTTAAATGCCATTAAACTTTGTTTTTCATTTTCCCGCAGTGTTTCATAAAATTTAGCACGGGCTTCTTCACGCTCTTTATCAGTTTTCGCATTTTTAGCTTGTTCAGAAGCTGCCACTAATTGGTTATTCGTTGCTTCTTTTGCCTTTTGATTTATTTTATCGTAAGAAGCAAGAATCTCTTTTATTGGTCCAACAATTGATTCTTGAGTGCCAATAGCGGTGTCTTTAATTCTATCATAATAAGCCTGTATTTCTTTCGCAGCGTCGTCCATGCGTTTCTGACGATCTGGACCTTCATATTTTTCTGCTGCTAGATATTTGTCTTTTAAATCCTGAACTCTTTTTGTTTCAGTTTCAATTGACTCTCCTCTAAAAGCATTCATAGCCGTAACAAATGCACCAATGGCCAAACTCGCTGCTGTAAGCATAGGATGACGACGAGCAAATTTTAAAATATTTCCAGTAAAACCAGTAATAGCACCTAATAGACCTGGTTTTAGTACTGCTGCTGCTCCAACTGCACCAACAACCCAACCCGCATTCGGATGAATGTTTTCGTTCATCCAACCGAATACGTCCTTAACATCTTTTGCAATTTTTCCTAATGTTGTTTTTGGATTTTCAGTTCCATCATATATTTCATCAAAGCCATCAAGCATTTTTTCCATAGGAGTAATAATATTTCTCTTTATCCAATCAGGAAATAATGCTAAGGCTAATAAAAGTCCTCCCAATATTAATTTAAAAAGAGTGCCTGGTTTTGGCAACATATCTTTAAAATTTTTTAAAGTGTTTGTTAATCCTGCAGTAAAATTTTTTAATATATTTAAAAGTGGATTTCTTTTTCCCTGGTCATTATTTGAAGTTAAAGTATCTCTTTCTCGTCTTAGTCTCTCTTCAGGAGTTTCTTTTCCTCCACCGCCACCAGACGATGATTTAATAATTTTCTTTAAATCTCCAAATCCCATTTTAAGTGTGTTATTTAATGTTTCACCCAATGTTTGTAAATTACTTTTAATACCTCTTAACTCAGTGACTGCTACATCCATAGATCCATTCATCTCGCCTTGAGATCTTATTTCCTCAACAACGTCTTTTAATGTTTTATCAGCCATTTTTTTATAATTTCCTATTGACTTTTTCAAGAATCATAGTATAATCGCTTTATAGCGTTTCAAGTAATTACTTAGTTGGTGCTGCTGGTGCTGAAGGCTTAGGCTTATCACCACTCTTCTTATCACTGTAAGCATTCGCACCAAAGTAAGCAGCAACAAGACCAGCGATAGCAACGAAGTATGTTGGAGCAATATCACCAATGATATTTGCCGCTTTCTCAAGACCGATAGCAGAAGTAAATGTAATACTAAACGGATACAGAAGCATACCAAACAAAGCAAACCAAGTCATCTGCCTCATAGCGTCTCTACGAGCATCAGCGTCTTCTAACTCTTTTCGCTTAAACTCAAGATACATTGCCATTTCGGCATCATCGATGTGACCATCACCATTGAGGTCAGCGCCTTTCATTGCATCGGCATTAACTGTAACCGTCTTTTGTACTTCTTCTTCGGCCATTAAACTTTATCCTTGTTGTCTTAATTTTTCTTCCTCAATATAATCAACAAGCATTTCGACATATAAGTCACGTTCAAATGGTATAAGATTTTCAATTTCACTAATAGAATATTTATGATGTTGAACTAATGAAAAGATGACCTTATAATAATTAGAAATATTATTATGGATCATCATCAGGTAAAAAAACTTTGCATTCCTTCAATTACTCGTTCTACTTCAGTTCCATCCTGTCTTGTATATTTTATCTTATGAGATAGCTTTGGCAAAGTATTCATAAATTTTTCAATATCACGCATCGTCTGTGATGATAATGAATTGACAAATTCTTCTTGTTCTTTTTTAGTGTGATCCTCCATCAATACCACATCATCTTTACCTATTAACACTTCTTTGATACACGATATAACCATTTCCAAAATAGCTTCATCTTCTTTTTTGTGATTAGCAATTTTTTGTACAAGTTTGTAACTTGGATCTTTCATAGTGATTGATATATCTTTATTAATTTCAATCAAATAGACATGTTCTGGATCAAAATGTACTTCCACATCGTCTAAATCAATTTTAACATCATAATATTCATCATCATCTTCATCTTTAATACTTAATTCTATGATGTTATTAACAGACTTAGCCCTAAGATGTTTAAAAATATACTCTATGTCATATGTTGGTAAATCATCAACGTCAAGTTTTGTCTGTAAACAATTATTAATAATTTGTTTAATTGAATCGATCAAATCACTTTCTTCTTGAGACTGAGAAGCTATTAATAATATTTTTTCTTCTTTTACTGTAAAAGGTCGATATTTTATGCTTTTTTTACCTTGTGATGAGGGCAGTTTCAAGGTAAATATAGGCGAATCAATTTTAGGTAATGCCATAGTTTAGTTCACTCCATTAAAATACGCCAAGTCCTCTTCCAAGAGTCCTGACTGTTGTGCCAGTGTTAATCAAATCTTGTATATTACGAGGTCTTTTAATAGTGCTTATCACACCAACAATAGACGCTGCTTGTGCAAGTCTCGTAAATAACCCTATGGGCGTTCTCGGTCTATTTATACCACCAATAGAAGTTTGTTCAATTGTCATATCGTCATAAGTAAATTCTATAGGTATCATCAAAACTTGATCAGTTAATTCCCATCCAGTTTGCACAGTGCCAATTTGTGTTGGAAATGCATTGTATAGTGTATATGTCACTTTCTGAGAACTGCTATAATCATATCCAATAATTTCTAATGTCGTAGCATAATCTTCTTTATAAGCAACTTCTCTATATGCTCTGTTATTCCAAATTTCACCACCATCTTGTATAATAAAATTTAACCAGCGATGAAAAAATCCCATAATTACAAAATTAGAATCACCAAAAAAAGACGTTGTTAACGCATCATTAGTACGAGATAAAGGCATTTTAACTGTTTGCCCATAAGCATATGGTTTATGATCGAAAGTATTAATTGTTTTGCCTGGTAAATTTGTGGCAGTACAGAAAAATGAAAGGTCTGCCATTGATGTGAAAGACCCACCACTTCCACTTAACACTTTAGGTGGTGGTGTAAGCCTTACGATAAATTTATTTGAAAGAGCAAGAGCGCCAAACTTACCTTTTGATATTTGTGCTCTAAAATCTGCTACATTAAATACCATTATTGCATTCCTCTAACGGTTGCTCTTGAGTCTTTAAAGACTTGTTGTTTGCGAATTCGTTTTCTGTTTTCATAAAATCTTTCAAGAGGCAAAAATAATGCTATATCCCATTCAGAAGGATGAATGTAAATAAGTCTTGACTCAACATGATTTATTAAATAACGATGGACTGTTGGCTTGAACCAACGAAATCTTGATGCGCCATTGAGTATATCATAGTTCATACGAAGTCTTGTCTGCTCGTCATATCTCTGATTTGTCGTCAAAGCATATAAAGCATCCATTAATCTCGCACGATACTCTAATGGTAGATAATGCATATTGATACCTAGCCAGCCTCTTGGAACCTTTTTAAAAGGAAATACGAGAGGGTATCTATCGTAATATGGAAGTGTCTCTTTGTACTTCGGATCATAGTGATACAAATACATATCACCGATACGAATCGTAGAACGTGCTCGTTCTGGATCAGACCTTACAAGTCTTCCTGGCTGTAGTGCTGTAATCCTAGACGCTGCGTCACGATACCATTCTCGTGCTTCTTGAGTACGTGCTGGTATTTGTCCTGCACGCACACCTTGCGTCAAGAGTCTGTCAAATACTGTCGCCAATGGTTTGCTTCTCCTTTTTCGGTCAGAACCATAAACGTCCAACCTCTATCATCACAATACTCTTGTGCGGCTCGCCACTT